GCATATACTTAGCTACACTAATAGTATCTTCTATAACATAATAGTCAACACTGTTTAGCGCATATTCTACGTTTATTTTTCTAGGTTGGTTTCTATTGTCAGTCCAAAACAATAACTGCTCTAGTAAGTTAACGCCATATATTGGCGCTCCTTCCCAAAAGTTTAAATAAGCTCCTTGTACCAACACGTTGTTTTGTGTGGCTACTCCTTGTGATATAACAGATCTAACTATAAAGTTAGAAGCTAAAGGCCTGTATTGACCATTTGGATTGTTGATCAATTTGTTGTCTGTTAAAAAGAAAAACACGCAAGAGTTAGCTTCAGAAACTAGATAACCAATACATACTACGTTATTATTATCTGTTACCGAGGCGAAGTCAATCAATCCCTTGTTACCTAAAACGTTTTCTAGCGCGCCAACGTCCGAAGATTCTGACTTACTGACCTGTATATTTAATGCGTTTCTATATTCACCCTGCGGTAACAAGCGATCATCAAGATCCTTGTTCATTTTAGATTTTATAAAAACATTTTTAAACTCTGCCATTTAATTTTAGTGTTTTATCCATTTAGACTTGCCTCTCATAACTTGTACTATTTCACCAAGTTTTATATTAGACAATCTTATCTTTGCATTTCTTAATTTAGAACTAGCTTCTCTTTTTAGTCTGTTTATTATATACTCAGGTTGGTTTATTCTACTAGCTAGCACGGCGTGTGATAGGTATGCGTATATAGCTGCTTCGGCTAATTTAGGTACTCTACTATCCATGTCATATGCTAAGCCATCAGAAATGTACTCTAGTATTATAAGCTTGCCGACTAGATTACTTGAAAAAGATATTTTACCTTCTCTGTCGTTCATATTGAACCAACCATTTATTTGAGAGTACTGTGGGTCTATTCCATACAACTGCCCATAACCGAAGTTCCACATTCCACCATATCCCCAATCAAACCCCGCCCAGTCCACGCTAGCATTAAACTCTCCTTCTAATGTGCCTATGCTATTATTTCTCCATCTCTCCTCTGTTATTGATGTTCCTTGTATATTTTCACCAAAATTGTCTTGAGTTGGCACGCCTTCAGAATCTTGTACAGGTGTTCTATAAGGTGAGTTAGTTAAGTTGTTTGCTGGGTATATTATTCTTTGTACACCAGCCATATCAATCCAAGACATACGAACATAGTTTACGTAGTCTTGAGGTATAACTACGCTAAGGCTTGGTGGTATAGTAAGCTCTTGAGACTTAATACTTTTTAAAGTATCATAGCTAAATTCCTGTAGAGCACGCTTGGCATGAAAAACTAAGTCAGTTCTTTTTACGCTTGGTATTAATTTACCTGCACCTACATAAGCTACTATAAAATTGTTTACTATATTATTCAGTGTTATGTACTCATAGCTACCGTAATTTTGCTCTGTGGTATTACCATATGCGTTCCTGTTCCCGTAACTTCCGCCATCTAATCTTTTTAGCTGGCAAACCAACGTTTTGTTTTGTGCAAGTGAAGTCACTAGTTTTACGGTATCACCCTCTACTGTATAAGGATCTACATATTCCGTATAAGTTATACCATCATTGCTGCCGTATAACTTGAAGTTGTTTAAAGCATAGTCTACTTCTGTAGGATCAAAAGATCCAAACACTAGATTAGTGTCAAAAGTAAATGTAAAATCAGTTTGACCTAAAGCGTTTTCAACTGTAAACCCTTGAGCTCCAGCGTAGTATTGTTGATTAGTTTCGTTTATAACTCCCATCTATTAGCTTTTTTTGTTTACTTCTTTTCCTTGAACTTGCTGCGAGGCTATTTGAACTATAGAAGGATCTTGTATTATTATTCCAGCATACGCTAGTATTCTTAATATAATGTTAACTTGCTCTGACTCGTGTAGTTCAAAGTCTCTAGAACCAGTACCTAAACTAGAATCAAAATAATTACCATTAAATATGTATTGACCTTGACCCGCCGTAGTAAAACCCCATATAGGTGGAATAGGTTTTCTTATATAATCAACTTCTATATTACTTGTTATGCTAGTAGGGTTTACATACATAACGTTTTGCAAGTGACTATTTATAGTTGCACCTGCGTTATTTATATTACCTCTATTCTCGTATAAATACGTAGGAAAACTTTTCGTTGCTTTTGTTAAAGGAGATCTTTCTATGTTGTAGAAATCTGTTCTAGATAATCTTTGTAGTTCTATTTGATTACCTCTATCGTCTTTGTATATTGCAGTACCTAATCTGTAAAAGTCTACAGTGGCTCCGTATTTATCTACGGTTGGTAAAGTAAAGTACGATAATCCTGGATTACTTGTATTGTCATATACAGCTGATCCAAATGTTTTAAATATAGCTAGCTTTTCGTCAAGATTCATAATCCTGTCAGAGTAGTCTACATCTGCTTGTGGCACTCTTAATTGCTGATTTAGGTCTTCAAAGTATTTTTCAAATATATCTAATTGAACTTGAGTACCTACCTCATTGAATTCAGCAGGGGTTAAATAACCTCTTTGCTCTTTGTTTATTATAGACAATACTGTTTGATATACAGTGTTTACGTTTACAGCCATACTTTTTTAAATTATAATACACTAGGGTACCATTGATATGATACCCTAATATATTAGTATCACTTGTTTATACTCTTTTTTCTATAGATTTATAAACTTCTACACCTTCATCTGTTTTAAACCATGCAGCTAAAGCTGAATATGGGTTTTCGTCAAATGGTACAGTGAATAGTTTTCTGTCATTTGAACTCCAGTGAAAAGTTCTTTGATCTTGTGACAAGTTAATTATTTGAGCTTCAATAGCTTTTATACCAAAGTTTCTTAGCTGAACGTTTTCGTCGTTAGCTAGGTTTAAAAATAAACCTGGTTTTCTTTTAGCAAATAATAACAAGTCTCTTTTAAGTTCTTTAGACTTCATGTTAGAGACAGAACTTCCTTTTTCAACTCTAAGTATAGCCTCAGCTTGATCAACATCCATCTCCATTGCAGCATTAAGCGCGTGCACTTCCATTTCTATAATATCTAAATCATCTTCAGCTTCTTCAACAGCGTCGAACTCAAAATATTTTTTATCTTTTAATGGGTGATATAAACTAAGTAGCCTTTGAAGAATTTGATTTTCTTCTGGAACACTTAATACACCATCTCTAAAAGTAATATGCCCTAACGTTGCTTCACCTTTTTGCTCATCTGTAAAAGGGCTATTCATGTTTGTTGCATATCTTAATTCTCTTTGTTTAGCTTGATCTTTATCAAAATATAACAAAGGACTTTTTCTAGTATGTTTACCTGGAATTGTTAATGTTAATGGTTGTTTATTACCTTTAACAATGTAGGTTCTAGGTTTTATTTCCCACTCTGGTTTTTTGGGTACTACTGGAGTAGCAACTTTTTTTGCTACTACTACTTCTTTTTGAGGTGCAACCTCAACTTTTTTTGCTTCAGCTTTTTTAGCCATAATATAATATAATTAAATAGTTTATAAAAAAAATAAAAACCCCTGCCCGAAGACAGGGATAATTATTATTGAGTAATTACACTCCTTTGAATAATACAAAGTTATTCGCAGCTTGTACAACTAAACATCTTTCAGATAAGAAGTTTACAGTCATAGCATCTAGGTCACTAGTGAAAGCTCCACCAACAGAACCAGTTAACCAAGACTTCATACGTCTGTCATCAGCTTGTGAAGCACGGTAACGAACGTGTAAGAATGGTCGTCTGATATTTGTTCCTAGAATCTGATCGTAAACAGTAGAAGTTCCAGCAGGAACTAACATACCCTCAATAGACGCAGGTCCAGTCATAGCTCCACGAGTAGAAGCATCGTTTAAGTATTTCCAGTCAGTTTTGTAGAAATCGTAAGATCCTCTACGGAAACCAGAAAAGCCTAGGTTCAATGCCATCTCTTCAGAGTTTTCAAATAATCCAAAAGCAGTTCCACCGCTTTGACCAGCAGATATTGCAGCTAGCATATCGTCAAAATCAAGATTAGTGTTTCTGTTTAAGAATAACATGTTTTCTTCAATTGCTCCTTGAGTATCTAAATTTCTAAGAATATCATCAAAGTCATTTATACCGTTAGCAGCAGAGAATCCAACCTGTACATTACCTCTGTCTTCAACAGCAGCAAACAAACCTTCTGTACCAGTAACACTTGTGATTGTAGATGCAGCGGCAACTTGCTCACCTTCTACAACAGACATTTCTAGGTAATCCTCAAAACGTAGTCTTGTTTCAGACTCTGCTTTTAGGTACCATAAGTATCCAGATGTTCCATCTTCAGTAGCAACTTCTACCCAACCAATCTGAGCTGTATCAGAACCATTGATTGAATATTGACTTCTAATGATAATTGGTTTATTAGAAAATTGAGTAAATGCAGGAGTAATTGTTTGAATAGGATAATCGTTACCCGTTACCGCTAGTGCTCCAGTTGTAGCATTTACAGTGTTTGTTCCTTTTGGATATTCAGAACCGTAAACAAATATCTTTACAGTGCCAACTAGTCCTTCATTAGCTAATGTAGCAGAACCGTAAGGTAACACGTTTAATACACCTGTTGCAGTTTGTGATCCTGTTACTAAACATTTCGCCTCTCCACCAAAGTCATCCATCACAACGATAGTTTGTTGTGGAGATATAACGTTGATAATGTTTGCAGCAACTGGAATTGTAATAGTACCCGCAGCACTGTTAAACGTACAGTTGTCATATGCTACGTGCAATCTATTTTGTTCAGACCAGATCACTTGATCAGATGTCATTGGTAATTCAGCCCCAACCATACGTAAGAATCCAGATAGCGTACGATTTCCGTAACGCTCTACTTCTGCTTCGTAAAGTTCAGGTAGGTATTGCTGTGCGAAGTTTCCGCCAGCAGCACCGTCAAATGTTAGATAGTTATTAGCAAGCGGCTGTTGCAGCTGCGATGGTACTATCGAACCAAATTGTGGTGTTAATGCCATAATTTAAAAGTTTAATTAGTTAAATTTTCGTTTTTTAATTTTTAGTTTAGACGAATCTAATCCGCTTATTGATTTTACTTTTAACCCATTTATAAAAACATTTCCATCTGCAACTTGCCTAGGTTTGCCGTTACTTAAGTTTTTAGATGAGTCAACGATATTTTTAATACCATCAGCTCTTCCTTGTTCGTAAAAATGATTAGCGATTTTATCCGAGTTCATAGCAGCATACATAGCTTTGTGATAACCAGAAGGATCTGTCACGGCTCCATTTTTGTCTACAAATTTTGAAATAAAACTGTTTACATTAAGCTGTGATTTACCTACTTCAGATGGGTTTTGTAGCTTGTATCTAAACTTCTTTTCTCCTAAATTGAAATCAAAACCTTTGAAATCGTCATTAAAAATTTGTTCAGTTTGCGCTTTAAAATCCTGCTGAAGAGTTTTTGCACTCTCCTCTTGCTGCTTGTACCTATTGAAAAAGTCCGTAGCTTTTTGCTGATCTTGGGTAATACCAGGTCTCAACTTGATTTCCTGATAGTATTTATCCTTCATAGCGTCTAGCTCTACACGGGCCTTAGCAACTTCTTCCTTGAAAGCCAATTTCTTTTTTCTAATGTCTCTTGGCTCGTCAAGATCCTCATCGTAAGAAAAATTGTCTTCCATAAGAAAATCAATTTCTTCTTTATCAAGATGAGGTTTAGTTTGTTTGTAATACTCGTTGAGTAGTACTTTTTCGTTTACGTTAGAGTAGTCATGATTAAGTCTCACATAATCCTCTATTGTTCCACCTGTCTGAGACATGAAGTCTACAAGTGATTGTATGTTTTCAGGCAATGCTTTGCCTTGGGTAACTTGATCTTTAACAGCTTGCTCTGCTTCTTCGTAGAGCTCTGTTGTTTTTTCATCTACCTCTTCTTCAGTTATTTCCTGTACAGGGCTTTCTAGTTCTTCTTTGGTGTCCCGTACTTCTTCAGCCACTTCTTTGCTGTCGCCACTGTCTTTGGACTCTTCGATAATAACATCGCTATCATCTGTCTTTTGTGTTTGAACGGCATCTGTTTCTTTTTTTTCTGTTAAATCAACCTTTATAACATCTGGTACAACTTCTCCCTGTGCTTCGGGTTTTGATAAATCAACCTTAACCGGTTCATTGCTTGATGTATCGGAAAATTTCTTTGGTGATTTTCTTTTACCTTTTAAAGAAAACTCACCTTCTTGTTTGACCTCTACGGCCGCTTTTACTTCTGACATAATATAATATTATAAAATTAAAAATTATTTAGGACCAAAGGCTTCTAAGCCGAAGTCACCTAAACTATCGTTAGTAGATTCAAAGTCGATAGGTGTTCCATCGTTTTGTCTCTGCTGTATCATTTGTGATTGCTGTGTTCCTATTATTCTAGCTCTTTTATCTTTTCTGTCTTCAATGTCTGCTTCTTTACCTTTCTCTCCATTGAATCTTTCTTTAGCTAATTGAACATTGTAATTAAACTCCTCAGCCATAAGCTCTCTTTTTATAGCTGCTTCAGCTTGCATTCGCTGTATTTCAAACTGAGACTTAGCTTGCTCTAACTGCATTTTTTGATCAGTTAGTATTTGTTGCTTTTGAGTCTCTGCCATAGCTGTTTGTTCCGCTAGTTGACCGTTTGCTTGAGCTTGAGCCTGCATATTAGCTTGAGCTGCTTTTTGATCTCTCTCTTGTTTTAGTCTACGTTTTTGCTTAAGCATTTGATTTGCTAGTTTCAAATTACGTATTTGCCTAAGATCTATAGCATCTTCTAAATCAATACCACCGGTTTGTAAGGCAACCTGTATGTTTTGTTCAAGTTGTGCTTTTTCCTCTTCGTCAGGTTCTAAGTCTAGGAATATACCAAAGTCATGTAAGTTTAAATTAGATATCTCTGATAATGTCTGAACGTTAAATGTTGATATAGAGTTCTTTAGCGCTTCAGCTGTTAGTGGAAATCTAACTACATCAGCTAGCTTTTTAGATATATTCTCACATAATCTTAATGTCAAGTATAGACTAGCGTCGTTAATATGCTTAGTAGCTATATTTGATTGTTGTGCAGCTATCTTTTGTAGCCCAACTAACGTGTCTCTGTCAGGTAAGCTACCATCTCTAGCTTCGTTAAGACCTGTCACGTCTCTAATCATTTGAACGTAATAGTTATATGTGCTTACCAAAGCACCTATTTTCCCTTGCCCTGAAGAAGATGATAATTCTTGAACCGGTACTTTACCAGCGTTCATTGCCCCGTCTTGTGTAAGCGATCTACCAACAACAGATCCTGTTTGGAAATACATATTCAATGCTTCCGCTGGATTGTAATTGGTACCGTTACCAAGATCAACTTCTGCTAAACCGTCCATATCTAAGAACACACCATCTGGCACCATTCTTGAGATCACCTGCTGTAGCTTTAGATGCGTCAACTGAATCATATCAGCAAAGCCTATCGTCTTGCTAACAATAGATTCTATTCTACCCTTGTAAATTCTAGGTGCGCAAATAGTATAGTTCATTTCCACCTTAGTGGTGTCTGCCATTGGTCTAGTCATGTTCTCAGCCATTCTCCAATCTAACATCATGTCGGTTCCTAGAACTTTAACACCTTCAAATAAAACCTCTATACTTCTTGATACCCTATCAAATTTGTCACTTGGTGGAGGGTTAAAGTCATCTGTCTTTACTAGTATTTTTTCTAAACCTTGATCTGTTTGCTTTAGCTTAAACACTTGATCCATATAGGTCTTGTATTCAAAGTATAACACTTGAACAGTATTTTCGTCATAAGCACCCCACCCGTATATGTAGTTTTGGTTGCTATATGATTTTTGTATTTTAGTTAATTCCTCGTCTGATATATGAGGAAATTGCTGTTTTATTTCTGCTATAGTAACAGCCTTTACTTCACCTACATAATATACATCTTCAAAGTTTGGATCTTCTGTATATGAATGAATCATATAGGCAGGGTCAACGTAATCTAAAGTTATGCCTTCTGATATGTTAAAGTTTGTTTTTGCTGCCGCTATACCTAGTGTTACAAGATCGTAGTTTAATCTACGTTTTAATAACTCAAACTTATTCTTATCTAATGTCTGAGTTATAGCTTCTTCTTCTGCTATTTCTATAGCTTGCTTGTAAGATAATTGTAAGTGCAACTCCATCTCTTCCATTGTTTTAGGAAGATCCATTGGTGGTATGTTTGTGCTTGCTACATTTTGACCTGTAGTTTGTTTTACCTGCTGTATTATATCTTGACCAAACATATCCATAGCTAATTTAGTAGCATAGTCTGTTCTTTTTTTAATAGATATTGGGTCGTTAGCGTAAGCTTTAATGTCGTAATCCTTGTTAGATATACCGTTGGTTAGTATGTCTACAAACTTAGAGAGTATAGGTACTGGTTTCCAGTCTAAGTTTAAATAAGACAAATCACCGTTTATAGACAATTCATCTTTATATTTTTGTGTTGATTGCTCTCCTCTAGCATAAAGTCTACGCGTGTGGTAGTTGTTAAAAGAAGTTAGATATCTATTCCCATTAGTTCTACCTTGTGCAAACCACTCTGACTGTATAGCATCAGCAACCTGCGAACCATACTTAAGGCTTAATTTTTCCTCCAAAGGTACTACCTGATTGGGAAACGCACTATTAGCATTATAATTTATATTCATTTACTTTATAATTTTAGAAGCAATACCGGTGTTATCATATTTTTTTATACCTAAATTATAAGATATAATTTCTCTTTTTGGTATGGGTCTATATCTATTTTTATTGCAAGCCATCAACGCTAGTCCAGAGCTGATAGATGCATCATGTTTTGTCCTGTTGTTTATGTTGAATCTACTCCAGTCATTTAATGTTCTTTGAAAGTACATATCACCATATCCTTTGTCTTGTAAACCTATAAAGTTTTCTATATAAGTCTCTATAGCAGCAGCATGTGCTTGCTTTATGTCTTCACTTGAGTTTGGTATACCACCAATATCTCTTTCTGTTACCGACAACTTGTTGTAGATTTTATCTGGTCTGTTCATTGAAAAACCTCTATATCCTCTACGTTTAAAATGATATAGCAATCTAGGTTTATTATTTTCACACAGTATAGGCATACCATAAAATACGCAGGCCATTAAAACATCTTCAAAAAATATCTCAGCCGTCTGAGGCCTTGCTATATATTCTAAGAAAAAATGATTAGGTGGAACATCAAGCATACTAAAGCTAGTTAAACCATGAAGAGCTCCATTAGATCCTCTGTTATCAACTGTACCCGATATGTCATAGCTATCACAGCCAAATGCACCTAAGCCATCATTACCTGGATATTTAACCCCATTCTTTACTATTACACGATTTTGTAGGTTTTCAGGTGGAACCCAAGTAACTAGAAATCTACCATTGTTATTTGGAACAAATATCACGCTAGTATCTTTAATACCATCTCTCCATTGAAAGCTACCTTTAGTAACCAAAGAACTATGTTTTAAATCACCATTAAAATCTATTTGTTCGTATATTTTAGTTAGGTTGAACAGCGACTGTTTTGCTTCGTCTCTAAACGCATGATCTTCTGTTCTTGGAAACTGCCTGTAAAATTCATTTAAAGCATCTTGATCTCCTTTTAAACCATCAACTTCGTTTTGCCAATATTCTATAACACCTAAATCTATTGGGTTTCCATGTGGTCCTACAACTTCTTGTTCTGGCGTGTCGAATACAGGTATGCCATAAGAATCAATGTATCCCTCGTAGTTCCACTCCATAGGTATGAACAAAGAATAGAGTCCTGAGCGAGTCTGTCCGTTGCGGTTTCTTTTTGTAACATCTGAATCGTAGTAAAGTTTTTTAAAGTTTTCTCCACCTTTATCTAAAGCATTTGAGGTCGACCCCATCATGCACTTGCCTATAACTCTACTACCTAATCTTAGTGTTGTTTTCGTAACCCTCCAGTTGTTGAGGATGTTGTTCGGCCTTTCCCATTTACCCGATTCGTCGTGGACGAGGAGCTTGAGTTTCTCACCATCGTACGAGTTGTCGCCTGTATTCTTCCAGTCGATTGTGGTATCAAGACCTGTGATCTCTTTAACCGTCTCGTTTGTGTCAAGTTTCTTACGTGTAAACTTTGAGGCGGGAACTCTGTATGCGAGCTCGGTTTTTGGCCTGTCCATACCGTCCTGTATTGGTTTGAAGAAGAACGGGTAGTTGACTGAAATTGGTACCACCTTATCCGTGAACATCGATTTAGCATCAGGGCCCGATTTGGACAATATTCCGTACCGTGAATCCGAGGATATAGTTGCAAGATTGACGGTCTCAGCTGAGGACATAAAGGAAAATCCTGATCTACGGTTTTTAAGATAACACATTCCATAAGACCGTTCGTCTGCCTTGCATGCTTCCCAAAATATAAAGAACAATCTATTTGCTTCTCGAAAGTCTGGTTTCCCAACATCAATTTTGGACCACTGCAGGTACATAAAGTGAGTACCAGTAACGTAAGTATCCAGGCCCTTATTATTGAACCAATAACCTTGTTCTCGTCTAGTAAACTCTTTATCGATGTAATCATACCATTTTTCTTTGAAATCTATAGGATAATTTTCCCAGTCAAATATTGTTTTTATTTTCTTTAGCTCATTCGGTAGTTCTATTCTTTCCCAAGACTTTGATTTGAACTTAACAACGTCTTTAGGTTTTGGTAATGCAATCTTTAGGTTTTGTATATCGTATATCTCTCCTATCTCACCTGTCTTACTTATAACAACAACGTCGTGTTCTTTGTTATAACCGTACTCCCATTTCTTATACCTGTTATTCTTTTTTATTATATGAGGCTTGATATGGTCATCTACTATTTTATATAAACTTTGAGTATACATTATTTAGACCTCCCTTCTGCAAAACCTTTGAAAGTTTTTTCCTTGCTTTCTCTAGGCTTTTCATTTAGTATAGCTTCCTCTTCTTGAATCCTTTGTAATATCTCAAAAGCATCGAATATAGCTAACTTTTTAGTAGCTGCTGCATTTTTTAATCTGTCTGCTGATATGTCGTCATCTGAATCAACTATAGCTTCTTTAGCCACCTTTATTAACTCTTCAACGGCTTTCTGCCCAGCTAGGATTATATTCTTCTTCGTCTTCTTTATATCCATGTTCTAATAAAATATCATTTGATTTCATACAATATAAACGTTCTCCGTCTATATTAAACTCCCATTCAGACCCAGCTTTAAATGTTACTATATGTCCTGGAGTTATTCTAAGCTCTTCTAAGGAGCTATTACCTATTTTGAGTATACCAATATTGTTTGCTTCTTTATTGTTTCTTAGAAGCTCTGTTTC